ACTAACATTCTGAGGGGCAGGCTTGCACTGGTCAGGCAAAGTGGTATGTTTATGGAGGGGACTCCTAATGTACCTTTCTTTGCTAGAGTTACAAGGCCTCCAGAGTGCTGGACAAAATCCTAGCTGAACGAACCTATCAGTGGCAGGAAGATCGAAAGCTTCTGCCGAAACATCCTTGATGGCATTATAGTCCTTGTCCATAATGTAGAATTCTTCACCTGTAATGGGGTGCTTGGCTTTGTGGCCGACAAGCTCTGGTTTCTGAGTGATGCCCTGTCGGATACTATCAGCTCCATCCGCTCTCATCATTTCTATTAGAGCGTCCGAAGTGACTATGGATCCTATGGTTTCCCTCAGACTGCGAACCAAGGTGGTGTGTATGGCTACGATTCTACGTGATTCCAACTTCTTGTTGGTGAGCAAGTAGAACGAGCCACAACTACCGGCCTCAGTAGGCACATCTCTGATGCCGACCCAATCGACTCTCAATTCATGGGGGTTGTAGCAGGATATTGAGCCACCTGCCAACACTCCCCAGTTTGGACTCTCTGGGAGGTCTTGGGCGTTAGCACCGTGGTAAACCTCAACTCCTCTGGTAGTGTATAGCATAAGCCTAACATCCATCAGATTGCCTTCTGTGATGTCAGAGTTTCTGCAAAAGAAAGGCAAAAGACTCTTTTTGGCAGGGAATGTTGGTTCCCTGACCTTAAGAAGTGTTACATCTCTCTCTTTTAACTCACAAACATAGTCGGCATTCCAGCTGTCACCATCCTCGAATATGGTATACTTGGGATCCTTATCACTTGCGTCAGCTATGTGAGATACTGTCAGGATATACTTTCCTCCTATGAAGTGTCCAATGCATCCATTGACGGCCCCCTCTGGAGAAATGTATGAAACCCAACAAGAGTTTTTCTCACACCTTTCCTGAATTATGGAGAGCTGAGAGTTGGTTGTAGAAATCCCTTGATCTGGAAGAACAGTCTTGACCATGTTCAATTCGGCAGAACCTTTAGCCATTTCTATAGCTTTTTGCCACTTTTTCTTCTTCTCTGGAGTTTGAGCGGCACTGAGCAGCTTTTCCAAAGCTTGCAGGTCATATTCCCTCATCTCCCATTCACCGGTGTTACCGTTCCACGCCCTACATCTAAAGGGCTGGCCCGCAGGTCTCATAGAGGAATTGAAATCATCATCATCACTGTCGTCAAGGACGGCATTTCTTTTGGTGACCTTGTCTTTGCCTCTACCTTTCTTTTTCAGAGGTTCCTTCTTATCTTTATCACTCCCACTATCTCCTACTTCATCGGTTGCGACCTCCTGAGAGTTGATCTGTTTGGTGATCTCTTCCTGTTCTTTCTTGGATGGAATCTTAGCTTTGGTGGAATACCACTGTTTGGTGGCTCCACCAGGTGTCTCTTCCAACAGAACGTCGGCCTCGTCTTTCCTCTTAAGAAGTTTGAAGCTGGATTTAACTTCTGATATTTCAATCTCTTCTGGCTTCTTTGTCAGTGCCTTCCAGATCTT